GTAAAAGGGATTTATTGTGGCTAACCTTTTTGATGCAGATAATGCTCCTACAGAAGAACCAGAAGAATTTGTAATAGGTGACTTTGTTCAATGGAAAAGAACAGATTTATCAACTGATTATCCTAATACCACTCATACTATGGCATATGTTGCGAGAATTAGAGCAGGTGGTGCAAGTGAAATAACAATTAATGGAACAAATTCAAATAAAGATTATTTATTTACTATAACAAGTGCAACATCTACTGATTTTGATGAGGGTCATTATCATTGGCAACTTGAAGTTGTTGAAACTGCAAGTGGTAACAGAATAGTTGTAGAAACTGGTGAATGGGAAATAAGACCAGACCTAGATGTTAATAATAGTGATCCACGAAGTCACACAGAGATAATGTTAGATAAAATTGAAACTGTTTTACAGGGTAGAGCAGATGCAGATGTTTTATCTTATTCAATTAATGGTCGTTCTTTATCTAAAATGTCACCAGATGAGCTAGTGCAATGGAGAAATTATTATAGAAAAGAACTAGCAATGCATAAAAGAAAAGAACTTATTAAAAAAGGTAAACCAACAGGTGCAACTATTTCGGTGAGGTTTTAGATGGGTATTTTTGATTTTTTAAAACGTGACCAAAATCCAAAGAAAATGAAAAGAAGAAACTATGGTGGAGCTAGAGGTGGTCGCTTATTTGGTGACTTTGTTGGATCTTCTTTTAGTGCAGATAGTGAATTAAGATACAATCTGGAAGTTTTAAGGAATAGATCAAGAGAATTAGTTAGAGATAATGAATTTGCAAAGCGATATATTAACCTAATTAAAACGAATGTTGTAGGTGATAAAGGTTTTCATTTACAAGTTAAAGCTAGAAATGAGGATGGCACATTAGATCGACCGGGTAATGCTATTATTGAAAATGCTTGGAAAAGTTGGGGAAGATTAGGTAATCCAACTGTTGATGGTCGTATGAGTTGGTTAGATTGCCAAAAATATGCCATTGAAGCATTAGCTAGGGATGGTGAAGTATTTATCAAAAAGCTATCTGGCAAAAGATATAAAGATAATTTTAGCTTGCAATTAATTGAAGCTGATATGGTCGATGAGAAAAAGAATGAAGTTCTTCAAAATGGCAACCAAATTAGAATGGGTGTTGAGTTAGATCAATATCATAAACCTGTAGCTTATTGGATTTTAACTAGTCATCCCGGAGATAGGCATTACAACAGAACACCGGGACAAAAACATATAAGAGTTCCGGCAGATGAAATGATCCACGTTTTTATGCCAACAAGAACACATATGACTAGAGGTGAGCCATTTATGGTGTCAGTAATTAGCACTTTAAAGATGTTAGGTGCTTATAGAGAAGCTGAAATAATTGCTGCAAGAATTGGTGCATCTAAAATGGGAATGTTAACAACACCTAATGCAGATGATTTTATGGGTGATGATTTACATGATAATCATATGCCATTAATTGATGTTGAACCGGGAACATTTCACCAACTCCCTGCAGGTTATGATATAAAGATGTTTGATCCAGATCATCCTAATACTGGGTTTGCAGAATTTGAAAGTGCTATGCTTAGAGGTGTGGCATCTGGATTGAATGTTAGTTACGCAGCCTTATCAAGTGATTTGTCATCTGTTAATTATAGTTCAATTAGACAAGGAGCATTAGATGAAAGAGATGGTTATAGAAGTCTTCAAGAATTTATGGTTCAACATTTTGCCGAAGTTGTGTTCAAAGATTGGCTCTCAAGTGCGATGGACTTTGGAACAATACCAATACCATCAACTAAATTTGATAAATTTTACGATAATTCTACTTTTAGGGGTCGTGGTTGGAATTGGATTGACCCATTAAAAGAAATAAATGCTGCAGTTGTTGGGTTGCAAAATGGTATATTATCGCATCAAGATGTTGCAGCACATTATGGTCGTGATGTAGAAGAAACATTTAGCCAGATCAATCGTGATAAAGAAATGGCTAATCAATTTGGATTATCTATGGCATTTGAACCATTTGGTCAAAAATTCCCTGCCGAGCCAGAAGTAACAAGTGGGGATGATGATGGCGAAGTATAAAGGCGAAGATATAGACCTAACACCAACTGAAGCAATGGCTGAAGAAGCGCAAAAGGGTCTTGATTGGCGAAAAGAATTTGGCAGAGGTGGAACAGAAGTAGGTGTTGCAAGAGCAAGACAGCTAATAAATAGGCAAGAAGTATCTGCTGAAACAGTTAGAAGAATGCATTCTTATTTTTCAAGGCATGAAGTTGATAAAGAGGGTGAGGGATTTAGTCCCGGTGAAGATGGTTATCCATCAGCAGGTCGCATAGCTTGGGCATTATGGGGTGGTGATGTTGGTCAAAGTTGGGCAAGAAATAAAGATAGACAACTAGATAAGATAGATGAAGAAGCCACTAGAGCAATAGAGGATGAATTTCCAGATAAAACAATTACTGCTTTAGAGAATAAAGTTGAAGAGCATAATGAAGAATATGGTGATACTGCATCCAAACGTGTGACATTAGGAATGTTAGCTAAAGTTTATAAAAGAGGTGTAGGTGCATATAATACTAATCCACAATCTGTAAGACCATCTGTAAGTTCTGAAGAGCAATGGGCAATGGCAAGGGTTAATTCTTTTTTATTTGCAGTTAGAAATGGTAAATATAGATCTGGTAAACACGACACAGATTTATTACCAGAGGGTCATCCAATGAAGACTGAAGATGAAAGAAGCGAAGCTAACTTAACAATTAGTGAAAATTATGTTACATTCCTTAAAGATAAAGAAAGAGGTGCTGAAATGGAAAATCGTCACGTTGTAGATGTTCAAGAAACTGAGGACACAGTCACAGTTGTTTTTGAAAAGCATCACGAAGAACCATCTGAAGAAATGCAAGAAGAAATGACTGAAGATAAAATGGGTCACGAAGAAGAAGAAAAGATGGAACATGAAGATGAAAGAAAAGAGCCTATTTCTTTAGATTATAGGGCAATGGATCTTGATGATAAGACTATTGATGAAGAAAACAGAACTGTTAGAGTGGGTGTTTCAAGTGAAGAACCTGTAAAAAGACAGTTTGGAATGGAAGTTATGGATCATACAAAAGAGAATATGAACCTAGAATTTTTAAACTCTGGTCGTGCGCCACTATTATTAGATCACGATATGGAAAAGCAGATTGGAGTTGTCGAATCAGTTGAACTTGATGAAAATGCTCGAAGATTAAGAGCATCTGTTCGCTTTGGAAAAGGTGAACAGGCTTCTGAAGTGTTCAATGATGTTGTTGATGGGATTAGGCAAAACATTAGTGTTGGCTATCGTGTTGACAAAAAAGTAGAACGTGAGGATGATCCAGAAGATTATTATCGTGTCGCTACTACTCCAATGGAAATTAGTATAGTGTCAATTCCTGCAGATCAGTCAAATCTTGTTGGTGTTGGTCGTTCTAGTTCCGAAACATTAAAATCAACCATTCAGATAAAGGAGAAAGATATGTCTGAAAAAATCGATCTTGATGCAGTAAGGGCAGAAGCAGCCAAATCAGCATCAAAAAATGCTAAAGAAATAATGACTTTAGCAAGAAAGCATAATAAAGCCGATTTAGGTGAAGATGCTATCGGTCGTGGAATTGACATTGCAGAGTTCAGAGGTGAGCTTTTAGATGTTATTGGAAACGACAAGCCACTTGACACTCCAGTAACTGTAATTGAGCAGTCTGCTAAAGAAAAAAGAACTTATTCTTTAGGCAGAATGATACAAGCACAAGTAACTGGTGACTGGAAAGATGCAGGTTATGAAAGGGAACTTTCAGAAGAAATAACAAAAAGAACTGGCAAGCAGTCTCAAGGAATGTATGTTCCAGACTTTGCTTGGAGATCTGGTGTTATGACAACTGCAGCAACTGGTGCAATCGCAGGTGAAAATGTAACAGATCAGTTTGTTCCAACAATCCAAAGAGGTGACTTGTTCATCGAAGCATTAAGAGCAAAGCAAGTAATGGCTAACTTAGGTGTTACTTATCTTGGTGGACTAACAAATAGAGTTAGAATGCCAAAGATTGCTACTGGTGCTGCAGCAGGATTTGTGGAAGAAGCAGGTGATGTTTCAGATCAAAGTCCAACAGATGCAGGTGTAACATTACAGCCTAGAACATTAGGTGCATTCGCAACTATGTCAAGATTGTTAATGTTAGAAAGTGTTCCTGCAATCGAGCAGATTGTTCAAGACGATCTACTAAGATCTATTGCTGATAAGATTGAATATTATGCAATTCAAGGTTCTGGTTCATCTGGACAGCCAACAGGTATTCTAAATGATGCAAACGTCAATAATTTAGATATATCTGCAGGTACAGATGTAGCAGCACTAACTTGGGCAGACATTACTGATCTAGTGAAGCTAGTTGAGGAAGATAATGGTGTTGTAAATGCAGCAACATTAGGTTTCTTAACTAATCCAAAGGTTAAGGCGAAAATGGCAAACACAGTAAAAGTTGCTACAACTGATAGTGTGATGTTATTGAATGATCCTTGGAATGCCATTTATGGATACAAGGCTGAGTTCACAAATAACGTGCCATCAGACCTAGATCCGGGTGATGGTGGATCAGATGCATCAGCAATGATATTTGGTGACTTCTCACAGTTAATGGTGGGATTATTTGGCGCACCATCAATCATAGTTGATCCTTATTCTGGTTCAAAATCTGGTGATGTTCAGATAAGTGTTATGCAAGAAGTTGACGTTGCATTAAGAAATGCAATCTCATTTGCTAAAACAGATGAAATATCAACTGCTTAATTAGCATTAATATTAGGGAGTGGTCTTAGGATCACTCCCATTATATTGTGAGGTATTATGAAAGTTAAAATAATAGAAAAGTGTTACACAGGTACACAAGGAAATATGCATATAGGCGAAGAGCATGACTTAGATGATCGTA